GTGAATCCTCAATCATTCTTAATTGATTAAGTGCCTTAATTGCTTTATGAAGATAAGAAAGATTTGTATGTTTGTTTCTATCTACAAGACCAGAAGTACAATATGCAACTGAATCCTTAGCAAGTTTTATTGCATCTTTTTGTTGTCCAGAAACAGATACTGAACCATATTGATTCTTTTGATATGAATTTTTATCGTATATAAAGTATTCAGTCAAGCCAGGAAAATCTGCGGATGTTGGATCAGCATCCATCGATACCTTCATACTATTGACAACATTTGAATTAGTATCTTTTTTCTGTTCTCTTACAAACTTAGTTTTAATTGCGTCCATATAACGCAATTCTTTAATACCTTCTTCAGGTTTTTCTAAATCAATTACCTTATGATAATAAAGTTTTCCATCAACATACCAATTTCTGAATATTTCATGTGATTTCTTATCAAAGTTCAGCATTTCTTTAATATACTGAAACTCATCACGAATAATACCTTTTACTTTATCACTAGCTTTAAGATTTTCTAAATCAATCTGAACTGGAGAATCATTTTGATCTGAAACTATTGCCTCGCTTATAATATCTTCTATTGCATTATCACATTCTGGGTGTAATGCCATTTCACGATATCTACGTATTAAATCATATTCTGTCTTAAATACGCCTTCTACATCTAAATATTGACCATAAAAACCAGAAGACAAATAATAGTCAGCCCCATCCTCATTATTCTGAGGAACAGGACTGACTACTGTAGGTGAGGGTTTCTTATATGAATCGTCAATCGAGAAACCAAAAAGGGATGCCATCTTATAAAAGTCTATAACCTTATAAAGGTATTTATATACTCACGGCTAGAGTAATTTTCCTACTGATTACCAGCGTTAGGATACTTACCACCTTCTGTTTTTGTTAGGTTATAATTAGGACTCCAGTATTCTACTTGGAAAGTAACTTGGAATTCTTCAATAGTATCAGTTGAACCATAGTCAAGAGCTATAGATGATACTTGAGAAGGCCAAATTCCAAAGAATTTATAACCTGCTACGACAGGTTGTTGATCAGTACCTTTAAGTCTCATATTTCCACCAGCATCTGTCCTTGCACCAGCTCTTGCTAATTGAAAGACTTCTGCATCAGCATGATATGTAGATGGATTAGTAACACCACTATCCCAAACTCTATTATTAATCATATCACTCCAATCTTCCATTGTCTGTCTGATAGACCAATCATTGTTATTGATAACAGTAACTGTCCAAGGATCAAAGGTTCTGTCTCCAGCAACGTGAAGAATCCTACCTCTAAAATTAACTGGAATATCACCAACATTTGAAGCTGGTAATTCAGCTGCTTTTACCATAAATCTAGATTCTTCAGTTGGACCAACATTACCACTAGCACCAGTTGTAGTTAGTGCGTTTGGAAAAGCTAATGCAACTTCGAACAGATTAGGCCTTGCGCCACCACCGACCAGTCTGGTCTTAAACGAATTAATCGTCCTCTCTTGAAATGTTGCCATTTTTTTTAATTCTCCTTAATTGTTTTTAGAAATGTCTTTAGAAATCATTGAGGGAGAAACCAATCTCCCTCTTTAAACCCCGCCACCAGTCGTGGCATTTCTCACATCTAAACTGTTCCTACTACTTCAGAGAATGCAACACCAGTTCTAGTAGCAACAAAGGTTAGACCGATGAAGTTGATAGAACGTGCAGGCTTGATGAAGATATCAGCCTTAAATTCGTTAGCATCAATAACAGCAGGTGTGTTATTAGTATCATCACAAATAACTACGAAGTCTTGAATACCTCGTTTTGCTTGAACATCACGTAGATATGGTTCAACAATATTACGGAAGTCTGCCCGTGTGATTTCATCGTTGAACTCAAATAGTTTGGTTCTAGCAGCAACCTCAATAGCTTGCTCTAGTGTCATAAACAGACGACGAACGTTAATTCTATCGAATGCAGATGCGTAACCTAATCCAGTTTTGTCACCGAATAACATGAATCCGCCACCAGTCTGGAATATAACTGGGTTAACTCTTCTTGTATAAAGAGTATCTCTTTGAACCTTACTTGGGTTATAAGCAAGTTTAACTGTATTCAGAATAGTTCCTCTTTGAGCACCAGCAGGTGAGAACCAAGGATACTGATCTTCTGAAGTTCTTGCCATCAAACCAGCGATATCACCATTTAGAGGAATATACTGGAATGTGTTATTAAATCTATCGAACTGATACTTGTAACCACTATCAAATACAGCGTATGAAGTTGAAGTTATAGCATCAAAGAACTGAACAACATTATTGGTCTGATCTTTTGGACTATTAACACCAACAACTGATTCTCTATGTGGCGAAATAACTGCCATGCAGTCCTTTCTAGATTCAGCGATTTCAATTAGTTTATTAGCCTTTGCCTGTGACTGTTCTTTGTCACCCATGATGCCAGGACCATTCAACAGATAGTTGACGTTATAGTCTGCCTCATTTTCAAATATTTCATAACCACCCATTAATTCACCAAGACTTACATTGTATCCACCGATTGCAGCAGTGTTGTCACCACCGATAGAATAGTCTCTACCACCTTGTAACTCATACATGGTGTTACCAAGTACGTTGAATGTTACGTCTTGAGCATCCTGACCCCAAACATTATTGGTATCAGTTGGAGTGAAAGCAGTTTGAATACCAGATGCATTTACACCGTTTCCAGTTGCAATACCAACAAAGATGTAATCTGACTGATCAGCAACAAAGTCCTTGTAGTAATTCTGTAATCCAAATGTGTTTACTGAATCCTTTGCCTTAGAAAGGAAAGTATGTGTTTCAAGGATAGTTCCTGTGTTACCACTAATAGAACCCTTATCATCAATAACAACGATATGAAGTTCGTCGTTAGCTGAGTTTCTTTGATCAGCGAAAGTAGAAGTTCCTGGCTTATCAGCAATTGATTTCCATTGAACTGCACCATTCTTTAACTGAATGTACTGTTCTTCATACCAATCTTTCTCTGAAATAACACTTGATACAGTTGAAAGTCCAGTTGCAGGAGCATTAATTGTAGAAGTATTGCCAAGGAATGAAAGACCAGATGCACCAACTACACCATACTGTCCAACAGAAGTTGCAGTACCTACCTTGAATGAATAAACACCATTCTCAACATAATCTACTGGGAAGATTGTTCCAGCAGCAGAAACTCTATTGAGAACCTTAACATCAACAGTACTTGTTCCTGTTCCAGTAACAATACCTTGAAGATAACCATCAGCAACTGCAGTTGTACCAACTCCAGCGATGATAGTATTTGCTGGGAATGCCTGTGTTACAGCAGCACCAACACTAATTTTATTAACTGCATGATGACCGACTAATAGTTGTTGGTCTGCAGCACCGTCAATATAAGCAACCTTAAGTCCTTCAGCCCAAGAGCCAGGGTTTCTAGCAGATAAACGATATCCAGAACTTGTCTCATAATTATCTTTATAATCTTCGTAAGACTTAATCTTAAGACTATCAGTTGATCCAATACCTGTTGGATGAGTTGCAGGCATACCACCTACGTTAGCATTTCTAAGATTTGCACCGTCTGAACGAACAACTCTTAAAATACCACCATAGTTAAGGTAGTTGGAAGCTGTGTACCAATACTCATACTGTCTATCTGATGAAATTGGTTTTCCGTAGAAATCTAATAAATCCTGCTCATTGTCAATTTGAATTGCTTCTCCAACTGGGCCTTGAGGGAATGGACCCACAATCGCACCTGTTGTATCACTTATGGAATCTATTCTTCCAACCGTCAGATCAACTTCCCTAACCTTGACGCCTGGAGACACTAAACCGATGTTAGCCATGTAAGTTCCCCTCTAAAAATGTCTCATTTTTTTACTGAAATTATTTATGAATTGCTGCTGCTTGAAACGGGGAAACAAGCTATGAACCTTACCAATCTGGATATGACCAATCTGTAAATGGTTTCTTTTTTCTAGATTTTAATATTCTCTTAACAGTACATATTTTACACTCATATGAATATGCTGATGGTCTAGCACCCCTATCTTTACGTGTCAAATAAAATTCATCTATTAAATCTTTTGTTTCTCCACATACCTTACAAGTTCTTTCTTTAAAGAGTAAATGTTCTAAACCAAATTCTTTCTCTAAATCCATTTCACCTCCTAACTATAAGACCACCTTCATCATCGTCTTTATCTTCTTCATTCAATTCATCAATTCTATCTTGTAGAGATTTGTGTAAAGGATCTCCAAGATTATGAAGTTCTGGTGAATCTAACTTAAATCTACTCCGATCAATTGGATCAGGTTCATCAAATCTAACAACTAATAATTCATCACCTTGTTTAATATCTGCCATTTCTGGATGAGGAACCTTAGTTACAGTTCTTTTTTCTACATTATATTTAAGATCCATATCTCTTGGTGGATCTATTCTCCAACCTTTAGACATTAAACGTACAGCAAATACGAATAATACTAACCATGATGATATAAAAATGAAAGTAAGCATTTATCTATAGTCCCACATGAAAGATCTGTCTCCATACTCATCAACCTTCCAAGTATCACCATCTGCATCTACAAATGAATCTTCTTCAAGTCCATCCAATACAAAACCAAATGGTGCCATATCTTGTTCGATTTGATCTCTTTGATCTTCATATAATCTTTTTCTTACATCTTGTTCAGTAAGTTCCTTAAAGTAATCCTGAACAACACACCAAGCATATATCACAAGACACATTGCAAGGTCATCATTACATCCTTCTTCTGCTTCAAATGAATGATGTTTTTGAATAAAGGTAGTTAATTCAGATATGATATCATAATCTCTAAAAACAACTTTATCATCTTCTATCAGAGTTTTTAAATTAGAACATCCAACTTTCTTAACAGTCTTGGACATCTTAACTCCAAGTTGAGTCTTTGTTCCAGAAAATCCTTGACCAACTATTTGTCCAGCTCTTCCTCTCATAGCACACATGAGAAGATTTTCATATTCAAGATCAAAGTGAATAATACTTGCAACTTGATCTCCAATATCATTAACCTCAACTAAAATAAATGCATTATTATATGACTTAGCTATTTGATATATGATATTTGGAAATATCATAGGCTTTATCTCATTATTCTTATACTTACCAACAATCTTATGAGGATATTCGGTTATATCTACAAGAACAAATGCTGAGTAATCTATTCCTACTCCACGAGCAACGTCTACTGTAATAACATAATCATGTTTATCAACTGGTTCTTCATAAATATCCAAACCTTTATTACTCTTAATAGGATCATCGTATGTCATCATCCTCAACTTAGATGGTGAAATAAGAGTATCAACAGATCCTAAGAACTCACATTCAAACTCAACACGGAATTGTTGTTCTGATGTGTTTGCAATAGTTTGTTCTTTCCATACAGCATCTCTGCCTGGAACTTCTGACCAATGTACTTCTGTTGCAACATATTCATTCTTTCCTCTTTCTGCATCATGCCAATACCTATAAAAATGGTTC